GTCAGCCGTTTCAGAAACAACATGATCTTCACGGTGTGCCATTACAGCAATTTTGTATCGACGGCCAAATTCTTCAATTTTTTCAGCCAGCGCCAATTCAATTTCAGAATCTTCGCTATGCATCCAGCCGTTTCAGAAACAACATGATCTTCACGGTGTGCCATTACAGCAATTTTGTATCGACGGCCAAATTCTTCAATTTTTTCAGCCAGCGCCAATTCAATTTCAGAATCTTCGCTATGCATCCAGGCATTTTTCAGCCCTTCGCTTTCGATATAGTTAAGCAAGACTTCCTCAAGGTCGAGAGGCGGAACCTCAATCGACATTTGTTCGTCGTCGCCTTGTGCGGTCATGCAAATATACAGTTTGGGTTTTCCGGCAATGGAATCCATACCGATGGTCGCACTAACATCAAGTTCAAATTTCATAATCAATTCCTTAGTTGGCAGCCCCGCGTGGATTCGAGCCACGATTTCCTGTGTCAGAGACAAGCGTTTTGCCGTTAAACTACAGGGCTAATTTCTAATGCAACAAATTTTCAAGGCTGAATAATCAGCCCAAGGACAACAACCACGGCGACCCATAACTTGACTTGAAACATCAGCCAATAGGTATCATGCTCGTTCCATTTCATAATCAAATCTCTCTTTTGTTTCTCTATCTTAATTTGATCTTACGCTATTTTTCGGCAAATGTCAATACTTTTAAGCGAGATAATTCATTTGGTCGAGAGGCATTTCGACAATTTCTGGTGAGTTGATTGGGTAGCGAGTTTTATCACGGGTAGCGAGTGCGTCTTTTGCTGCACCTTCGCTATGGAATACGCCGAAGACATATAAGCCTTCATGCTTGACATTTTCAGTCAGTAGGAATACGGTGACAGGCATCGGCTAACTCCTTTGTGCGGTATCTCTTATATAGTGATCTTCGCACAAAGCAAGGCAAATGTCAAGTCTTTTTTTTGAGAATTGGCGGATAGCGGAGTATTCGAAACTCAAACATTTCTGTTCCCTTCGGTTAGCAACCGAGCCTAGAACCTATCTAGTTCACTATCCATTTCTCTTTTCTTTACAGCTTTTCGGTATTCTATGTCATGGCGGAGCTTTTCAAGGATATGTTTCAAACCTTTGTTAGCATTACCAGGCATCTTATGCGTTTCAGAACTTTTGATGATTGTATGAATATCGAAAAAACTGATTTGACCACCAATGGAACATTCTTCAATCAACCCGGCTATTTGCCATGAGGTTCTACCCCAACAAACACCGCGTTTCTTTTCTTGTCGCAATGATTCATCATTGACCAGATTTTTCACGGCATCAGCATTAAACATAGTTTGCGCTAATTTTGATTTCGGGTCCATCATAAACTCCATAAAAAGTTGCCGCAGTCGCGTACCTGCTCCCTTTCGGGTATGCGCCTTAGTGGTGTCTGGGCCTTACTATCGGAACCCCAAACTGCGATCTCTTATTAAGCGGCTACTTCAACGCCGCCTGTCCATTCACCCAACCATGGTATCCATGATTCGTGGGCCACCTTCAATGGGTACATACGACGAAGGTCGAGTAACTTCCAATATGAAGGCGTGTATGGCTTATGCTTTGGCTTCCAACGACCCTTAGGTGCGAAGTCGCTTTTTGCGTTGTTGCATGTTGCACAACAAGCCACTACGTTATCCCATACGTTGCGACCACCCTTTGATTGTGGGTGAACGTGGTCAACGGTGATGTTGGTCAAGGTCAGACCCTTCTCACAGTAGGCGCAGACGCCATGATCTCTGTAGTAAAGGTATTCAGACGTTAGACCAATGATACGTGGGATGTTGGTGTATTGCTTCCGCATGATAACAGAAGGCCAAGCCATCTGTAGCGTTGGTGTTTGAATCATTCGGTCGTATTCTTCAACAACAGAACATGTACCATTAACGATTCTTGTCACAGCATCTTCAGCCGGAATCCATTCCGGTATCGGCAAAAGTTGGATGGGTGTCATATCCGCATTTAATACTAATGTTCTTAAACCAATCATGATAACCCCCTTTGCCGAAATTTCCAGTGTTATAAATAATGTTAGTCGCGGTGTATCAAGCACCCACTAACCCTAATGCTTTATGGAGCAATCAGCATATGACTATTTATTACACCTACAGAATCACTTCCAAAACTACTGGTCAGCATTATTATGGCGTTCGCTATGCGAAAAATTGCCATCCTCATGGTTGGATTTGAACCAACGACCTACGGCTTTCAATGCAAAATTAGTGGCTGAAGGTATCCTAAAAATTGGCAGCCCCTGTAGGATTCGAACCCACAACCACCTGACTCAAAATCAGGCGCACTACCAATTGTGCTAAGGAGCTAGAATTTGGTGGACCCGGTCAGATTCGAACTGACAACCTTTTCCGTGCAAGGGAAATACACTCCCAATTGTGTTACGGGCCCATGAATTGGAGCGACCGGTCGGATTCGAACCGACATATTCTTGTTGGCAACAAGAGATTCTACCTTTGAATTACGGCTGCATTGTTTGGTACCCATAGTAGGATTCGAACCTACAAACACAAGTTTTTAAGACTGGCTGCGTTTCCTGGTTAGCATATACGGGCAGAATTTGGTACCCATAGGCGGAGTCGAACCCCCAAACACCTGCTTTTGAAACAGGCCGCTTTGCCATTTGCGTATACGGGCATATTAAACGCTGAAGGATGAACCGCAACCGCACTGATTTTTGTGCATGGGATTATTGAACACAAATCCCGATTGAAGTAATTCCTCAACATAATCTATCTCTGTCCCGAACAGGAACAATTGAGATTTTGAATCTATCAATACTTTGATGCCATGCTGATCTAAAACTTCATCGCCTTCCTCAATCTCGTTTGAGAATTCCATGAAATTTGAAAAGCCAGAACATCCACCCGATTTCACGCCCAAGCGAACAAACAAATAATCCTTACCTTCTAGTAGGGATTTCATTCGGGTAGCGGCGTTCTCGGTTATCGTTGCTATGTCATTCATATTGGTATTTATATGTCCTTCTTATAAACATGCGGGCGTTCTACCATTAAACTAGCCAAGGTTTCCCCGGAGTGGGACTCGAACCCACATTTCCCGCTAACTCTATAAGTTCTCCTAAAGCTGATTATCTACCGCGTGTAGTCGCGTCCATAGGATAGGCGTGTATTGACGCCTCGTTTTACTTCTGACAAGTATTTTGGTGCTAGGAGAGAGATTCGAACTCCCACCGCATGGTTCTTCAAACCATCGCTCTACCGTTGGAGCTACCCTAGCGAATATTTTTCAAAATCTAAGTCTTCAATAATCAATATATTTTTATCTTTATGTTGTTTTTGAACTTCAATCATTTTTTCTTTATCGTTGCCCCACCAATATCCTTTTATTTCTATGAATAAATTTAATTCGGGTAAGAAAAAATCTGGAGTATAATGTTTTTCTTTATCTTTTATTGTATATTTCCAAGGCTTACACCGTTCCCATTCAATTTTTCTTTCTTCTAAAAACATAGCAAACTTTTGCTCCCATGTTCCTTGAACTTTTTTACCGGCGACTGTAAACCATTTAGAACGTCCGCCGCGATTATTTGTGGATTGAATTATTGATAGTCGTTTGTTCGCTTCGTCGTTGGGCCTATTAGGACCATATTTTTCCAAAGCAAGTTTTCCAGCTTCGCTTAAAGTTCTTGCCACAATAAAACCAAGTCTATTTGCTCTCATATGGTCACTTTGAGTCAAAGGCGAGACAGACGAGATTTCTCTCATAGATTTTCCCTGGTTGTAAAGAACAGCATAACGCTTTGCCCTTTCAATCCATTTTGTTTGTTCATCATATTTTAATTTCATACAAGTATTTATATAAAACAGAAATTACAAACCGGCGCATTAACCATAACTGCCTACAATGCAAATTGGTCGGAAACCCCGGAGTCGAACCGGGTATTGCCTGCTCCCAAAGCAGGAGGATTACCGTCTTCCTCGTTTCCGTTGATTTGGTACCCCTGGAGAGACTCGAACTCCCAACACCTCGGACCTAAACCGAGTGACTCTTCCAATTGGCCTACAGGGGCATATGTTTGGTTGCGGAAACCCGATTTGAACGAGTGTCGTGAAGGTTATGAGCCTACCGCTGGGGCCTGATTACCACTCCAGCATCATTCCGCATCATGTTGTATTTAGTTCTTGGTTGGTGCCGGAGCTAGGAATCGAACCTAGAACATATTCCGTATGAGAGAATAGTGAATCCAATTCCACCGACATAATAGCTTCGGTCACTTTCGCAGACCGACAACGGATAGTTATTCAGGTGGTTCCCTTTTTTTGTATTGTCCATGGCTCATCAGGAAATCGTTATTCACTATCGACCCTAGAGGGATTAACCACCGTGGCCCGTTTTCTTAAATTGGCTTTGCGAGGTGTTCATTTAAGACCGACTACTTTTGCGTTTCGAACCGCGCTTTCGTCACCCATACCCCGGCTCATTTCGCCGGTACTTTATCACTCGGGAGCTACCCGGGATTATTAAGCTATCGCAAACTTGGCGATCTGGAAGGGACTCAAACCCTCATACACCCGGGAGACAACCGAGGACATTAGTTCATTTATGATACCAGACCATGATTTTTGGGGACAGTTTAAAGACTTGCCCTGGTCTGTATTTGGACGGATTTTGCTCCGCCGGGCGTGTTTGGTACCCGCAGGAAGAATCGAACTTCCATATTTCGGTTATCAGCCGAATGTTCTACCGTTGAGCTATACGGGCATAATTGGCGAAGGTGCGAGGAATCGAACCCCGGTCCGCAGGTTTGGAATCTGCTATTCTACCACTGAAATACACCAACATAAATTGGCGAAGGTGAGAGGAATCGAACCCCCGACGCTCGGTTTTGGAGACCGACGCTCTACCACTGAGCTACACCAACATGAATTAGTTATCCCCTTCGGAATCGAACCCACATCGCTCTCTAATCTGGAGACTGTGCGGTTTATAAAACCGGTGTTTTACCGTTAAACTATAGGGGTATTATTGGTGGCTTGGAGGGAGTTTCACCCTATCTTTTCCCTTATTAGGGGACTGCTTTGATTAAGCTACCGCGCCATAGTTCGACCTTTGCGCCATCCTTCTGGAATAACATCGGTCTTTTTGATCTTCTTGGTTTCTTGGTTGTTTGTTATCCACATGGAACCGAACTGGGAACTTTGTTCACCTGTGTTTCTTCCTTTAAGGCATTTACTTATCTTCTTTTTAGTATCTTCTGTATGTTTTTTGCCTTTGAAATTATTATATTTTGCCAAGCCGTCTATATGAACATTAGCAAAATTTATTTTTGATGTTCTATGTCCCGCGGCCACTCTGGATGGATGATTTTTGACTTGACCAGAATTTCGTTTATGAAAGTTTTCAGACTTCGACCAATATTCTCTATTGAGATATGACCAGCCACCATGACCACCAGAACATAAATTATAGGTGTCTTCTCGTTGGCAAAATTCTTCTGTAACCAGTTCCGCTTCCTTGGCATTCATTTCTTGTTCGGTATCAAATACATGAAGGATTTTCTTTTCAAGGACTTCTTTACCATGTTTTTCGATAACTCGTCTTATGAGTTTACCAGAACCCATATAGCCATCATCCAATTTTTTTGTTTGATGTTTACCGATATAGATTTTACCGGTTCTGGTATCGGTCGTTTGATAGATCGTATAGAACATAAGATACCTCGTTTGTCTAATAGTCTTACATATGGCTATTTAGACAAACGAGGTTCTCTATGTCGACCCGACGAGACTCAAACTCGCATTATCCACATTGAAAGTGTGGTTTCCTATTTCATTTAGAAGACGGGTCGGTATTGGAGGAGAACAATGTAATCGAAACATCGGGGCTACTAACCACCGGCACGGTATTCAACACCGCTTTGCCACCTTGGCGCTGCTCTCCATGAATTTGGCTCCTGTGACACGGCTCGAACGTGTAACTTCCGGCTTAACAGGCCGACTCCCCTCCCAATAGGGACCCACAGGAAAAAACTTTGGTACCCGGGATAGGATTCGAACCTACATAAATCACACCGTGTAAAGGTGCTGCTTCCCCATCAAGCCAACCGGGCAAAGTGTTTGTTATTACTACCGCCTACTAGCATTTTGTTGGATACCGCACCATCGGCGTCCAGAATGTTGGTGCCTAGTAGACAGTAGAAATAACAAATTTATCACAAACATTGCGCGACTGGAGGCAGGCGAAATCCTCTGGCTACCACACGTCCCTTGTGGATGGTCGCTAACTTTGGAGGATACGGAGGGAATCAAACCCTCGAATACACGGTTTAAGAGACCGTTGGTATAGTCACCACTACCTTCGTATCCATATATGTGCTGTAATCCTTGTTGTTTATTCGCTATTATTTTATAATAGTTCGATATTCAACAAGGATTACAGAATGAGGACCGCCTGGGAATCGAACCCAGATCTAACAAACTTAAAAGGATTGCCCTATAGCCACTACTAGGAAGCGGTCCATTAATTTTTGGGGCGGGAGGTTTAATGCACCGTTCCCCGTAAGTGCAACGTTTGAAGCTAGGCCACAACGCCATCTCTTTTTGGGGCGGAGCCGGGAATCGAACCCTGGTCTCTTGATTCACAGTCAAGAATTCTGCCACTGAACTAGCAACGCCATATTTGAATTGGGGCTTCTGACAGGATTCGAACCTGCATTATGTCTCCTTCGTAGGGAGGTGCCAAATCCATTTGACTACAGAAGCATGATTGGTGCATCGGGAAGGAATCGAACCTTCAAAGTAAAAAACGGGAGATTTACAGTCTCTTAGGCTCACCACCTGCCTAACCAATGCATATAAAATAAACGCTAGAACGGAATCGAACCGTTTCTATTCCCAACTTTACACCAGTAGCCTACACATTCCCTTGGGAAAGTTTTGTTGTGTAGAACATCAAGCGTTTATAAAAAGGGGGAACTCGACGCTTCGCCAAAAGCGGAATTCAACCCAGTAATTTTCAGAGAAAGGGGAGTTGAACCCCTTTGATAGAAATTAGTTCGGTGTCGACCCCTTACTAACTTCCGAAACATTCAAGTTTCTTAACACGCCCGCACCCTTAATTTGGCAGCCATAACAGGAATCGAACCTGTATTCGGTATTCGCAAGATATACCGGACTTTCTTACTTGCGGCTTAAAAGTCAGCCCCCAATGGGCATAGGCTATAATTTGGAGAGCATGGTCGGAATCGAACCGACTTCAATTTCGCTTTGCAGGCGAAGACCTTACCATTCGGCATCACGCTCATTGTAAACAGTTTTGAAGAAAGGTGATCCGGGGCTCCGCACCCTCCATATGTCTAGTAATTACTCTCCGCCGTTTGCAACCGACTTTGAATTCTAATCATATGCCCTCTAGTGACCCTCATATGTAAACCTCTGGAAACATACTTGTTACGGACTCTAGCAGTTTATTCCTCGTAGATTGTGGAACCACATTTCATCAAAAATGTTTATTTAACCAATTCTCTGCTATCGGTGTCCACATCAAAGATGCTTCGTTGCCCTCCAGACAGGCCCTACCTCACTCACAGCCGCAGGTCGCTGTACTCGTTTACTTCTGGGTTTTTTACGTCTTTGCTGACTGCTACATGAAACCCCAGGATTCTGATTTCATAATCGTTCTCTATTTATTTTCTGTGTCCATAACTATCAGCCGAACGATTTGCTTCTAGTAGTTTTAACGGACTAACTCTTGACCAATCTCTTTCGTTCTCTCCTCTAACTCTCTCGTTTGTTTCTCTATCTTAATTTGATCATACGCTATTTTTCGGCAAATGTCAAGCACTAATTTCACTTTTTTCAAATAAACTTTTCACAAAAGATTATCGAATTACCAGGAAAAACCAAACTCACATTCTCAAGAAATTCTTCTTCGGTTCTAGCGGATTTCACGCGAACCCAGTTATTACTCTTTTTTAATCCACCATCATTCCAAACGTCACTCATCAAGGCTGCATCACCAGAGAACCAGGCTCCTGTTTTTCCGAATTGCGCTACAATCTTTTTCATAATCTCTCTCTTGGTTCTTGATCTTACTATCTGATCATGCACTATTTCTGACCAAATGTCAACCCCTAAATGCAATAAAACTCAAAAAAAATGCCCCATCCTATATTCTAGGGTGGGGCATGAAAGTTACTACTTTTACTACTTAAACTTTCATCATCCCATCCCGGTTCCGCCAATATTATCTTGGCGTTTCGCCCAGGCGCAACTCACCATCGGAAATGATTCCGACAATAGATATGACGTATGGGCGAGTAATATGGAAGTCATGGTCTTTTCTTTATTTGTAGCCAGTAACGAAGGCTTGTTGTTCACTTTTATTTATACGTTTGGTACCAGGGATTTGAAAAAAGATCAACCTTTTTTATCCATGATGTAGGGCGCCATGTTCTTGGTTTCGTCTTTACCAAGGCTGGTGTTCTTGCGCTCTTTATGCGCTTCCATCTGGTTCAAAACCCGACGGATAGGATTCTTGTTAGCAATCCGAACCGACTTCAAGGTCTTCTTCGATACGTTGCGACCGGTACCTTTCGATACCTGCTTGGTGCGCTTGTTCCTTACTGACGACATTTTTTCTCTCCTGTTTCTATTTTACGATCATACTCTGTCTGACCGCTTTTGTCAATACTTTTTTAGGCTTCTTCTATATAAACAACACCGATGCCTAGCATGGCTGGTTTGTTTTTGAATATCTCCAAACAATCGGCGTCGTGGGTATGGGTCATTTCCTGGTATTCATCCAGAGACTCTGGTCGGTCCATGACTTGCTTCAGGTCTTTCCAGAATCTATGAACACCGAAGTTGGCGTTTGATATATCATGGATACCGACCATAACATTGGCCATAGGTGAGTATTCGTTCCAATCTTTCAAAGCCCCGTCGTAACTGTGGTCACCATCAATGTAAACCAAATCGAATGGACCCCGGGCTTCTGCGATTGATTTGATACTCTCGTCATGTGAATTACCAAAAATCAACTTAACATCATAGCCTTTGGCTGTCAACGCCTTCGCTATATTCTCGAGGCTTTCTTTCGAATCTTCAAAGCCATCTGAGGCGTTCGGCCAATCAATCGCTGTAATCTTTGAACCCACGGGCAGGCAATTAGCCATATGCCAAAGGTTCTGCCCATACAGACTACCAATCTCAAGGAGAGAATCGACCTCTTTCTCCTTGATTAGTTTCTGGAATCTGTCGCTTTCTACCAAGCAGCCGTTATGAGAAATCATCAAGCCACCCGATATTCGTTGTTGCTGAAACCTTCGCGGTCCTTGCGTTCGGTATTCTTCAGGAACGTATGAACGGTCCATGCGTGGGGTGGATAATCCTCGAGGTAATCACAGATTTTTTCAAGGGCTTTATAGCCAATATCAAAACCGATATATTGCCAGACGGGTTCCATGGCTTTGAAGTCTTTCTGGTTGCAGTCCATTGAGATCGAACCAGCGAATTCAATATCTCCCAGGAAATCATAAAGATACATTTCCGTAAGAGCCTTGAATTCTTCTGTGTCGTTCACTTCGAACCCGGGCTTGGCTTCAAACATAATTCTAAGATTCATCATGGCAAATTTCCTTCATTTGTGTAATGTGTTGGCACTTCCGATATTTGAAAAACGGAAAGCAAGAACAAGACCAATAACCGAAGATACGGGCTACCGTATCGGGACCATCGACCCACTTGTTGTAGTTATCCATATCCCACATAAAGCGGTAAGCCGGTTTTGGCTCAGGCTCACAGTAGGCCTTACAGGAAAGAACTCGTTCGCGGTCTATGACACGCTCGGTAAATTCACCCCTGCCTTCAACAGACAGACGAACTTTGGCTGCACCCTCGGGTGACAGCAATTCACCCACGAACTTGTAGGTCTCCGCGATAGGCTTGACATAAGCCTTACGGTTTTTCCAGTTCGGGTTCAGGACCGTCAGTTCAACTTTCATTTCAGGAAGTCCCTTGTTTTATGGCTTGCTTTAATCATTGCGTCGGCCCATTGATAGCGCAATTCGCATTTCATTTGGAGCCATTGTTCGTCGCTGCCATACTGGCCCTCCACTCTATCACCGAAATGGATTTTGATAGCGCCGAGTGTCAAATCTTTATAGACTTCTTTTGGGGCGTGACAGGCGAAATAATCTCTGGTGCTGATACTCATTCAATTTTCAGGTTCTTTCTGCTATACTTACGTTTCAAAGGTACGACACGCTTGCGGAATAATGGTGACGCAAGAGCCATAGCCATAGCACAACGGCGCTTTGGTATTTTGATCTTGCGTTTCATCGGTCACACTCCTATAAGGGCACGGTCTGCTTTTGACAGTTTGGCCAGGACGGCTTTCTTTTTAGCAGCCTGAGCAGTACGGGCGGCGGCAAATTCAGCCTCCTGCTTTTTCCACATTGCGCGATCGTTGCGGTCTGCTTCTTTATACATTTCAAGATTGCCCTGGGCAACAGAAATTTCTATCAGCCCGATGTTATCAGGCAGGGAAGGAACGACCAACATTTCGATGGTGTTGCTAACATGACTCACATGGCCGTTATTGTATTTATTCAGCCACAAAACAGAGACAGACTTTTTGGAAACTTTAGTAACAACGCCCCACTGACCAGAATAGAAAATTTTGTCGTTTTCTTTTATGACAACGCCAGCGCCGTCTTTCAGGACAGGCATGGCTTCTTCTTCAGCTTTGACAACCGCGTTTGCGTCAACGATAATAACGTCAGTGGTTTGGGGAACAACATTGACAAGACAGCGATCGAACCATTGTTTGCGCCCATTGATTTTTGTCAAGAACTGGTCGCGGCGGTTATACACTCGCGTTTCAGTCACTTCAACAACAGACCCAGACCACTTTGTGGTTTGTTTCGCATGATACGAATTTGAGTAATAACTGGTGGAAAAGTAGTTTGAAATCTTGACTATCAAGGAGCCCTTTTCGGCGATTTTGGCTGCTGACGCTTTGAATGTTTCTTTTTTCATGTTCAGCCCCCAAACTCGACGGTGCGTTCATTGACTTTGAACTTGCCATTGGCAGTTTCGACAATGAAAGGATACTTGGAAGCGCGTTTGTTCCAGCCGACAACTTTGCCGGACAGCCCGTTGTTGAGGTTGACAGTCTTGTCAGCCCAACCAGGGTAGAATGCTTCTAAGGCAACACGGTATTTATCTTGCGCGTTACCAGTTGAATTCAGAACGGACAATTCAACTTTGAATGTGACGTTGGTAGCCGTGAAACGAGCGTTCCCAACATCAATTTTTACACCCAAATTTGCTTCAACAACAGCGAGGGCCGCCGCTAACTCGTCGCGGGTGGACTTCACTGTGGCGCGGTCAAAAGTCTTAATAGTCATTTCTTTTCTTTCTCTCTCTGTTGATCTTACTATTTGATCATGCACCATTTTCGACCAAATGTCAAGAGAAAAATGAAAATTAATAGCGTTTTGGAGAGATTTTTTTCAGGTAGAGTGCATCACCAGTTTTCTCTAATAATACGAGAGTATGACCATCATAAAATGGCGGCAATTCATCCATAACAAATTGTTGAAATTGTGCGCGGTTATGCTCTCGTAAGTAAAGGAACATATAGCCACCATCTTTGAGGCAATTCGTCATATCGTTCATGGCGTCTGTGAAAACTTGACCCGACAAATGTTCAAGGACAGCCAGAGACAGGACATAATCAAACTGTTGGTCTGGGATATCATTGGTGATCTCAAGGTTGGCTTTTAGGTGGTCGTTTTTCAAATCGTCTTTGATTATGGTGCCGACCCTGACACAATCCTGGTTGGGGTCATAGGAAACTGTCGGTGTGTTGTAGTAAAGGCAGAGGTACATTGAGACACGCCCAGTACCACCACCGAAATCAAGAATCGTTTGTTTCTCATCACGAATTTTCTGATTATCCACAATTTCCATAAAGGAGAAAGCAGGGCGAAACGCTGCGAATAAATGCGTCATGTGGGTTCCGCGCCCGTACATTGATTGAATTGGGTCGTCCCAGTGGTTCAGTTCGAAGGTCATAATATGAATTCCTTGATTGCTTTCATCACCATATCTGGTGTTATATCGTTCATCGCATCGCGGCAGTGTGGGCATGATTTATATAGCGTACCGCATGGTTCTCCGCCAGATGAAATATTCACATGACAATCATAGCCAGTACTATCCGGCGAGATAAAGCCACCGAATATCACAACACCCGGGATGTTCAAGGCTGCAGCGGCATGATGCATTCCACCTTCACCCGAAACGAAAAGTTCTGCCAATGAGAGAATCGCAAAGGCTTCCCTTGCGCTTTCAGTGCGTATAATATAGGCGTTACTCAATTTGTCTTGTGATGGCGTAACTGTTCCCGATACATCGGTGTAATCATCCACAGGAACCAACTGAACAACTCGGCGACCCTCTTCGGTTAACATATCTGTCAGTGGTTGATACTTTTCAAAACCCCAGTCTTTGTTGTCAGCCGAAGTGGTGCCTTTGAAATCTGGGTTGAGAATAATAAACGGTTCGTCTGGTATCCTAGAATAGGCGACTTCCATTTCCTCGTCTGTGAATTTCAGAACGCCCGGGATCGCTTTCCAATCGGTGTATTCAATATGGTCAGTCCATGATTCAACGTACCATCGTTTGCCGTTGGGTTTTGTTTCGACAATAGTACCATGCTCATTAGACAAAAAGTCGATGTTATCCCACATTGACGACCAGACGGGTCTGCCGTTTAACGTTGGTCGAATTAGTCCATCGGTCTGTCTTACATCAAGGTTCTTTGCGATCCCTGAAAACATAATATCGTCACCGACTCCCATCAGATATAACCGTGTTGCTGGGAGAAGTTGTTGTTGGCTTCATTTATCCTTCTGCGGATATCAGGCTCCATGGTGTTGACATTACCAGGCCGAACTATCTGGTTGGCATGTTCGATGATATATGGCTTGTTGTAATCTTCGCCGCACTGGTCGAGGATTTTTATCATATCGTCGGCTAGGTTTTCTTGTTTGCCCACAATAATATTTGGGTATTTACCAATGTAATGGTCGTAGTATTCAGCGACGCCATTTTCACAGTTGGCACAGTTTTCCAAAAAGGCATCATAGTCTTCTGACTTACATTCACTTTCAAGCCGCAGATATTCCTGCCAGTTCCATTTATGACCTCGGTTGTTGTTTTTGACCTTGGCGCGTTGGTGCCACAGACTACGGGCGAAAGTGGCTGGCTCTCTTATAAACGCAAACACATGTTCCTTGGCGGTGTCGGGGCTTGCGTGTCCGTCATAAACCGGATCACCTATTGTTTTATAACCGATGACCGCTTGTGTAATCATTTGAACGGCCCAGGTGCCACCCGTTTTAGGTATATGAACAAACATACTATTTTTCAATTCAATCGCCAAGTCACCTCTCCATAAACAAAAAATCGCCGTCATGTAATTTATGATGGTTCGCAACAGCGTGTTCACCATCTTCGGCTGTATTTATACTGACCAATTCATCAGAACCGTCGTAATAAAAGGCCGTATATCCCCTGTCGAATAGGAATTTGAAATATTCACCACTGGGAGTATTCGTCTTTTTACACCAAGGCTCATAGATTTCAACCATCAAGGACGGGCGGTCGCGCATTAAAATATTTTCCGCGCCCCTAAGAACATCTAACTCATATCCTTCAACATCAATTTTTATAAAACCGACGTTGTTATGATCTTGCAGGTCAAGAGCAACACAAGGCACAATGATTTCCTTGACGTTGCTAACCAGTGGCGTCTGTGAAGTCATAGATAACCGGTCGGTATCAACATAAAGGGTAATGTCGTGGTCGGTCGCACCCACAGCGGCGTTGATAAATTCAACTTTGTGGGGAGGATTTTTACCGATGATGTTCTGTTTCAGGACTTGAAACAATTCAGGCACAGGTTCGTAAGTAACCACCTCATTTATTTGAGAATGGAAATAGGTTTGATATCCTGTATTTCCACCAACGTCAATGGTCAGTCTATCCTTTTGAACAAAAGGTTCTAACACCCGCAAGATCGATTTCGTCATTAGTTGTTGGTAAAGGTCGTCTTTCCATTGACGCCGGACCAAAACTTCATTTGATAGTTCCATGATTACCTCATTAAGATTTGTAAAGCAATTCTTCTTTTAGATTTACAAATTCCGCCCATGTGGGCTGTTTTCACCGGGTCGAATACCATACAATTGGATTCTTCGCTTATATGCTCGACCATGTTTTTCAAAATCTCATCACTTTCGCCAGAACCATCGGCATAATATCCACCGAAGATAGCGTTTCCCCGCATCTGGTCAGGAAACATCTTCATCACATTTCTATGAGCCGGAGACAATAGATAATTTCCAATCGAATTACCAGAGGCGATAATAAAATCTAAATCGTCTTGCTTCCAGTGAAATGATTCTGGAACCGTGATTAATGGGCCTGATTCCGAATCCACATTGTTTAGATATATAATGGACTTCATCAAGTTTCGTTTTGGGTCTTTGTGTAGATTACCCAATTTGGTTTTCGAAGCGGGCAAATCTCGCATGACTCTTTCATGGTGGGTATCCGTCGGTTCAGAGATATGCAGATTTATCGAAGTCATTGTTAGATTTTTATGCGTACCATTAGACTTAGATAAAGCCTCAAGTATTTTATGCTCGTCAAACGCTTTCAAAAACAATTCAAATAATTCAGGCTCAGCACCGGGCGAAATTGCTAATGCACGATCCATTTGATGCGGCGCTGCCACATGGTCAGTAAGATTCAATAGTGAATCAATGCGACCGCTCAAGATTTCCGTTGCGCGTGAAATCACATCTTCGCCAATGGTAAAACTATGAACGCCCTTGTATTTCAAATCATCATATACTGGCGACGAAGGCAAATCAAGGCGGACTGTCTGGTCTTTTTTCCATGACAAATGGGTATTGACGCACATTTGAACGATACCCCTCTGATACTCCAAAATCTTAGATTCCTCGGGCGTCAAGATATTATGCTCTTTAATTTTCCTTACTATGCCATCATAGCCAGACATAAACCCGGCGAGGTAAGCCATATCAATAGCCACCCTCATAGAATCATAATACGGCGACGGGTCAACGCTTTCAGGGAACATTGATTCTCCGACGCCGGGAATGTCGCACAAATCAGGATATTTGAAAAACATTTTAGTCGTTCCTTTTATAGAACATACCGCGTTCTTTTATGAAAGGTTTGCCCATGGTCGAAGCGGAACGAATTCGTTCGGTAACTTCCTCGTCGTATTCAAAACCATAACTCGCAAACTTGTCAACCCAATATTCATGCGGCTGACAGTTTACATGGTGGTGACCAGGGAAGCCGGGGGGAGCATAGGTGCATACGACATATTTACAGCGCCGGAACAAATCCATATAGTTGACCATATATTTTTCTTCAACATGCTCCAAGAATTCAACAGACCAACCGAGGTCAAAAGTTTCATCCATGTAATCCGGCTTTCCGTCTTGAAAATCAAATAGAGAAACCCTGTCAAAAATATCGTCGTCCCAAGTCAGGGTAAAATCGCCGTCGATACCGTAACTGTCGATACCCAAAGCCAACCCCTCGCGGATTTGCCAGCCCATACTACAACCAATGTCCATCATAGATTTTATGCCGAAATTCTTCTGCATGAACTCTAATGAACCAATGTCAATATGTGTATAATTCACATGCCCACCAAGGTGGTCTGGAAGTTTGTCTGTCATAATTTACTCCTAATATATTTCCAACATTCGCCGTTTAATAATTCCTCTTGCGACCACTGACAATAACACATATCATGAATCCATTGGCGGCGGTCGGTAGGTGTAAATGTTTCAAGCCATTGAATTCGATTGGGCACGATACCATAAACCATCGAAGCCGAATTATACGCAACAGTAGGTGTACCGTTGATAACAGCGTCCGTACCTACGCCGCTTGAATACGTCACAAAACAACTGGCATGATCCATGGTTGATTGAAGATTTTCAGCCGTGCCTTCTTGGTATAGAACACCATCGGGCATTCCAGAGAAATCGAATTGTCTAGGCAATTGAGGTGTTCTGATCAGAATTTGCTTGTCTGTGTAATGCTTGGCTTCGTGGGCCATCATGGTTGCCCACTGGCTGATATCAGCGCCGCGCAATGAAGCATCACCAGGCAACTGAAGACAAATCACAATTGGTCCACCAGAGGTTTTCCATGGCTTGTAAGCAATGTCTAACTCTTCCGACATTTTCAGATAGCGATCGCCGGGCGACCCGACCGTATGATGAAAACCTGTATCACCCAGAAAGCCATTAATACCAACGCGGTACCACGTATCGTCCATAACATCCTTGACTGGCTTGCGCCCCATTACAGGGGTTTCAAGGACCAAGAAAGGCGTGTCTTCTGCGACAACAGCCCGCTTGACTTCATGCCATGGTGTGTTTCTATCTTTCCATGAACCCCAAATGATATTGAGGTCAGCACCATCGCGGCACCATGGAGTGATTTGTTCGCCATAGACAACATCAACCGTATCTTCAACGGTAGCAATTGCATTACCAAAGTCGTGCAATAAAGTTTCAAACTTCGGATGGTTGGCCGATGCTGCGTAAATCACAACTCTCATTATAAATTCTCGCTTCCATAATATGCTGTGGCTTTCTGTGCCACTTACCGTTGATATTTTCGTTGTACCAACCATCAGTTTCAAGGACGTTATGCAAAAACTGTTGCTTCACTTCTTCATAATTTACGTCGCCATTTGTCGTGTGTATTGAAAGAATTTCACGTTTGAAGATTTCTTTACCATACATGGCGAGATCTTCAAGTAAAGGTTTTGAACTACCATAGTATTGCCGCCAATTAGACTCGGTACGCTGGCGTCTTGACTTGCCTTTTACTTTACGAACACTCCAGAAATACTTTCGCCCGATATATTTCATACCGGTTTGAGTGTTGGTAATCAGATAGACAAATCCCGCATAGCCCTTAGGTGCTTCTTCGATCTCTTTATTCCCAAGGGTCCAGTTCATCACCGAACTCCTCTGCGAAACCTTCAACTTCTTCAGCATAGACAATATCATGCCCGCAATATGGGCAATGTCTTACTTCTTCATTTTCGCAATTCTTGCCAGCAATGATAGTAAATTCACTGCCGCAAGAATCGCATTCAATTTTTTCTTCGCTCATAATTGCAACTCATATTGTTATCGTTGCAACTATGTATATGTCCCTAGACGTTACCACCAATATCAACGATTTCACAGGCGCCGCCGGCGGCAGAACACGCCAATTCTTGGCTACCACTTGTGTTATCCATTTGTTCATAGTCAGAGAGTTTTGACCAATCAACACCGGTTGGCATTTCGCCCTCCATTTGAATAAAGTCCATGGCTGAAATATCTTCATACGGGGCTTGCCGATAAGTGTGTTCGCTATGCGGCAAGAACGAAACACCACCAACGTCGTCAAAGTTTTCATAAACCCAAGCGCCAACATCCATCCATTCATGTTCCCTTACAGAAACGGTGATAGATGGGTTATGCTCTGTCCAATGGTTGCGATAAACGAACCACAACCGAAGTTGGTCGAGCGCGGTCATTTCGTCACGGGTAATAGCACCCTTAGGGGATTGTTGTGGGAATGAAAAGACGGTTGTTGAATCTGCTTTCGTAACGTCATCCTCATGGGGAAAGCCGGCTTCCATCATCATTTGGGTAAGTGGGTCTTTCTTATCACCACGAACACGACGAATGAAATGGGTGCTGTGACGGCTGTGAATACCAGAAGAAGAATTGACCAACTGTGAGGCTGTACCAGATGGCTTGACCGTAGTGATCGCAACCGACTGGTTGATTTTCAATTTCTTACACCATTCGGCATTGACTTCAACAGCAACCAGACGCAACTCGTCAAGCAAGGCTTCTAGTTTTGCCATGCCCATCTTACCGTTAGTCAATTCGTTATCCATGATGCCAGTCATAGACACGCCCAACAGGCGTTCTTCTTCTGCGTTCTCTTTCCATTTCTTCGTAAGGTATTTGAAGTTGGTCAGGGTAGATTGGAATGTACCAAGGATAACAGCAAGACGAACTTTCTCTTTTAGGCTTTCAGCCGTATCAGTAGCACGAACCACGATTTCAGAGAGGTTACAGAAACCACGTGGGCGCATGATGATTTCACCACAAGGATTTACACCCCATTCATGACCAGCCTCACGGCGACCATATTTGATGGCTTGTCTTTCAGCAGCGGCTCTATTGAAGATGCCTCGTTCTCCGGACTTTGAATTATAGAGCGACAGCCATTCTTCCATAAAGATACCAATGTCTGGCTTCTCTGTGTAAGCGGCTGAATTATTAGCAAGAGCCCTTTGAACGTCATTCTCCCACCACTGACCAGATTTTGCATGGCGCATACGGTCGTCAGAAAGGTTAGACAATGAAATTAGTGCAGAACGACGAACACCACCAACGACCACAATCTCTGCGATCTTGCAAACGATATCATGGCATTCAAGGGAATTCAGTTTGCGCCCTTTAGCGGCCTGAAAAGTGGCAACAACGAAACGGAACAAATCCTCAAGAGGTTCTGGACCAGATGCACGACCACCGAAAGTTTTCAATACAGTGCCTGCTGGTCTTACTTTGTCAGTGTTCCAACTAGGAATAGCCCCAGAATACAAAAGGCTGATAAGTTCCTTGAGTGATTTAGCCCAGCCCATTTTGGAATCAGCCACGACTATCACGGTGTCTGTAGGATAAATTTCTTCTGGCACTTCAGGTAGTTTGTTTACGTCTTGGCGTTCAACAGTAAAACCAACACCAGTACCGTTCATAAGAATGTAAAGGATTTCATCAAACGAACGGACGTTATCAATAGGAACGAACGAACAATTGTACCCAGCCACATTTTCACGTTTCAGTGCTTCACCAGCCGTCATAAGACAGCGCATAGATGGCAACACTTTTTGTTCAAGAACAGAAAACATCAACTCGTCACGCATAGGCTTGGTCAGACGAAATTTATGGTTCTCATAAAGATGCTCTTGAAAAAAGTCAAAGTATCGCTCGACAGTTTCCATCCAAGTTTCACGGCGGTTCAACAGGGGCAGCCATCTTGAGTAACGACTTAGGTGGATAAATTCTTGGTAAGGGGTGGCTAGGTAGTTATTCATTTGTTTTTTCGTTCCTCTGCAATCCGCTTGTTATTTTTTTTTAGAAAGTCGTTCAATTTGGCATCGCAAGTGACGCCTTGATAATGCCACCCTGCAACTTTGTCTATTTGATATATGGCGCAATCACGGAAGCCTTGTTTCTTTTTGTATTTTTTATCGGTGACAAAACCCCGATATTGGGTTCGTTGTGGACCAACAAAAACAATCACTTCATCGCCTATATCATTCTCAATCGGCATCAACAAATTCCTTCATCAACGGAAAGATACTAGCGATTTCGGTAGCACAAGCCACAGCGATTTCACGGTGTTCTTTCTGCGTTCCGTTACCAGAGCGCAAGGATATATAGTGAATCCATGACCGGATAGATCCTTTCATATACATTGTGGTCGTCGTAAGCCCCTCGGGTAGAATCTTTCTCGCTTGTTCTTTTGCTATGCCATTTTCAATAGCCCATGTGTATATTACTTTCGACGCCTCAATGTGTAGTTCTTGCATTTTTACCCAGGCTTGGCTCAATATTTTATCATCAACCTCAATACTGTTCTGACGGTTCTTGGTGTCTTGTAGTCTAGCCTCACTAATCTCAAAACCCATTCCGGTCGGGTCAGCATAGCGTTGGCTAAATTCCTGAAACACGAAAGAACGGTGGCGCAAAACCTGCCGACCGATATCTCTCGTCGTTTGAATCTCAATCGTTGCATCAGCCATTTCAAGTGGTGACCAGTGCTGGTGTTTGACGAGGTACTTGATAAGTTTAGCCGATGTTTCTTTGTTGATTTGATTGGCAGGATTAGAAACCCTCGCACAGTACGCCACAAGATCTTCAACCGAAGTCAAGCCTTCTAGCATCAACTCCTCACTCGGCATTGTGTAAGATTTTAGTGTTACTTTCATCGGCCTATTCCTCCCAAGCCATATAATTCACGCAATTCTTCTTCGGTGTATTCGTCATAGGTTTTATCCCCTGTCGAATAACCACCAGAACAGGTACAGCCGGCGTATTGTTTACCCGGATTATCCTGGTGAAACTGACAAACCGAGCGGGTTGTTGTAACGACCTGTGGCTTTTGTTCAACTATCATAATTTACTCCATTCATTAATTGCAAGATGGGCCGCTGCGCCTGTTTTGGATCTCGCTTCGATATTGTCCATCATCAATTCTTTCGTGGCTCCTGCCTGAACCCACTCGTTGATATCTTTTGCGACGACAGCATCAGGCCAAATGAATACTTTGAAGCCTGCGTTAGCAGAACCCCGCATCTGGTTGATTACATCTTTGTTTCTTGGCTGATTGTCAAGAATCATGGTCGTGCTTTCGGGCGACAAGAGTTTGCGAATCTTCTTAAAGTCAGAGCCAGCGACAGCCAGACAGTTATCAAGGAACAGAGAATCAATCGGTCCTTCGACAACGTACATAGGCATTTTTGGGTCGATAGTTTCTGAACCGTAAATCAAAGGAATATTTTCATCAATGCGAAGCATCAAGTACCGAACTTTGGCCTCGTCTTCATATGACCGACAAGTAAGTGCGAACATATGTTCACCATTATGATTTTTATGCCAGAACGGAATCGCTAATCGTGGCTCGTTGCCGATGATACGGTCTTTATAGCCGTCAGACAATTGGTGCAAGTCTTGAACGTCGTTGATATGATACAAACGACTCCAAGCGGCCTTTGGGATTTGACGGCCCCTGACAAACTGTACCGCCATGTGGTCTTCGGGTAATTTGTCTACCCTGTCCATCAATGTGTCGATAAGTGATTTTTTAGCGAAGACCGGGGCATCACCTTTGTATTCAACCTTGGCATGGGGTTTAGCATGTTTACCATGACCCTCACCAGACTTGTATCTTTCCATGACGTATTGCTGGTAGAGTGTTGGGTCGAGAGACTTAATGACGTTGCCAAGGCTGTGACCTATTTCGCAGTTATGACATTTGAATGCCATCCCCGATTTCTTGGTGAAGAAATAACCTCGGGCTTTGTATTTGTTTTTCTGACTGTCACCACAGAAAGGGCACCGACAGTTGGCAATAGTGTTTGATTTCCACTTGAAACGATCAAGACGGGCCGATAGTATATTCAGAAAATTCTTGTCTACCCACAATGACATTATTCATAAACTCCTAAAAGTTGATTGGCGATATCAACGCCCTCATCAAGTGTTTTCACAATCCAACCACAGCCGTATGCGAACAACGGGTGATTAGAAATATCGGGATTGTCTGTGACGAGAATAATTGGCTTATTCATAAACATGAACCAAGCGCATTCCATTGTCGTGCCATAGTTTCCGCGACCTTCAGACATTTCAGACGGCAGATAAGCGAACAACAGATCGCAGCGTTTTGAGTCCATCAGGTTTTTATGATAGATTTCCTTGACGCCACGTTGGCTGTAAGGCTCGTCTGGTTCACAGCGGTTAGGGGTGATGCCGACAATCGTTCGTCCATCCATTTCCCATTCTTTCGAAACAGCCCAGCGCCAATCATCAATCTGTTTTTGGTTCATGCCCTCCATTGGGCCGCCCAAATAAACATATTTTTTCATTTTGAAACTTGTGTGGGTTTGAAGAATGCAGCAAAGAAAGCCAAAGCAGCGCCTACTTCAGCAAGTGAAAAATCGGGCATACCAAGAAGTACCAAAAACTTATCTGTCGTTTCAACAAACGCCCATTCAACCATCCAGCCTGCTACCCAACCGGAAGCGGCTGAAATGATAGGCAAGAATAATCCAAGGACAAGACCGACGGTGCCAGCACCAAATGCAATTCCAAGTTTTTCCATAATATATCTCCTAAAAGAGGGTTTTAGTATTAGCGATTTCAAAAAGCACATCACCATGACAGGCTTTTGGTTTACAATGACAAAGCAAATCTTTACCACATAACTCGTTTTTGATTTCCTGTTCAAATTCAGGCGTAATTGATTGGCGGAATTTCTCTATAACCTGCCGTCGATTCCCGTCTTTACCGATTTCAAAAGGGTTTCCCCATTTGGTTCTTCGGTCAACGAGAGTGCCATTCGATGGGTGAATGCTGTGGAGGTTCCAAACGGCGTGGTCTGTTGTGTAATTTTTTATCATACTAGATCATAGCATGATAAGACCGGAGAGTCAATCTTTTTTTGGTTCTTTTTTCTTATCGTACAGGAATTTTTCGTAGTAGATAATAATACTTTTTTGCTCTCGTAGGTAGCGTTGTAGCTCTTTGAGGTTCAGGGACATATTCTCATATCCCTTCGGCGTGAATGCCATTACAACAAATTCACCCTGGTGTTTTTTGACCAAAGCAATTACGTCTTGTAGGTTTTCCTCGTTGACCACATAGAATTCCACATGGTTCATGGATACTGGTCTTGGTGAGCCAGCTTTGGCTATCGTCGCGTTTTTTGTGGTAACGTCAAGTTCCAGAACCTTTGTGGCCCATGAACAACTGGCCAACGCCAATGAGAGACTAATTAGAAGGAACAGCGGTTTCATTTTCCAACTCCTTAAATATTTTCATTGTGCCTGCGTTGATAATCTTTTTGATGCGCTCAGGCTTTTTAAGGGCTAGATTTGTTAGGTCATGATTGCGGTAGAGTTTGCGGAGACCAGCAACTTCTTCATCGGCTTTGATCATTTCCTTGTTCAATGCGGCAATCAAAACTTCCTGCTTCGCTTGCGCCTCGGCCATAGCCTTGATTTCACTCTTGGCTAGTTTAGTCGCAACTTCGGCCTTCGCCACGTTGCCCTGCAAGATCCCTATCGTTTTTTGGGAGTCTTTATAGTAAAGGCCGCCTATACCAGCCATCATTGCTATAATAATGGCCATGATTAAATATCCTTGCATTATTCAAAATCCTAATTCTTTCAATGCGTCAAGAGTTTTCTTGGCACTGGTATGTAGGATTCCGATACCACCGGCTGCTTCCCATTCCTTGATATTCTTGTTGAAATCATCAATGAGAATATTGGGTGTACCGTTAGTGACAGCAAACTTGATTTTGTCTTTACGTCTGACAATGTTGATTTTGCCAGAGACGGTTCCTATCTTGCTCAAGAACCATTTTTTCTTTTGCGCTTCCGCAGTGGGGTCACCATCAGGGGCTGCGCTCAAAACATTCAAGCGATACTTTTTGACGTACTTATATACGCGAACGCCGTCGGCTAAGACGGGTAGGGTTAACCAAAAATCAGGAGTAGCGAGAATGATTTTCCATTCGTCGTTGGTGATTTTGTTGTTGTCAAGACGACCGCCGAATTTGCGGTCCATTGCTCTTGCAGCGCCATGGTTAAAATCAGCCACAACGCCATCCATATCCAAAAATATTTCAGGCATTGAGCCGCGGTCAGACGCTTCCGACAATATTGCTTGTTCTATAAATCGTTTCATCTATTTCCTTAATTCATCCAGGCGTGGGAACCACAACAACAACATTTCAATATCATTATCCGATGATATTGGTATCAGTCGACCAGACGATAATTCTACAACATATGGAATCTGGCTATATGCTGAACCCGAGTCATAGCCTCGACCTACAGAAGCAATCTGGTCCATATTTATTATTACGGCACTTGTTTGCATTATGTTCATATCAATAATCCGAATTCAAATCTATCATGCCCAACAGAGAATCTTCTGACGTTTCAGGATCATAATCCCAATCGTTCTTTTCGTCAATACCGTTGAATTCTGGTGTGTAAGCACCGTCTTTACGGTTGTAACGCTGTGAACGTGTTTTTGCGTTTACATCATGGGAACCGTCGGTCCAACCTTTTTTTCTTCAATCGCACTACCATTTCTCTCCCCTTGGTTTCTGATCTTACTATCTGATCATGCACCATTTTCGACCAAATGTCAAGCGTTTATTGCCATTTTTCTGACATTTTTTTGAGAGAGGTTTCCAAACGAGTTTCGGTATAGATATCTTTATAGGTTGTGCCCGGGAAGGCTTTCACAAGTGCCAGTAATTTTCTGACTGGTACATTGACGCGAATAACCGGAATCTTTTTCTTGGGTTTCGTGTTGATAACGGAAAGCCATCTGTGGTGACCGTCAATGATATAGCCGTCAGACGACATAATCAGAGGCTTTTGTTCCAACGACAAACCCTTACCAATACTCTTGGTCACGCCCTGATCGGAAAATTCCTTTTGAATAGGCTTCAGTTCATGGGCGGCTACCATCTTGTTAGACAATTTCGCCCCTGCTTTTTGCAAGAATATGAACAATTCAGGGTAATCTTTTGAGGCTACTTGAGGCATATACTCACGGCGGATGCCTAGGGTATCTTTCGCTTGGGGCTTCTGAACCCGCAATTCCTCAAGGTCTTGCTCGACGGTGAATTTCTTCTGGTCTTTACCAATACGGAAATTCTTCTTACGCATGACCGTCTTCATGGTCATATCAAGCCAGCCCTTGTCGCGGTCTAGTTTGAGAACAAACGGTGAATTGATATCGGTATTCAGAGAATTGATAATATGCTCCGCCTTGTCACCAAGCATACGGATTTTACCAGCATGTTTCTTGGCCACTTTACCGAACAACATCTTTAGTTCATCGGCTGTAATCTGTTTCTTGTTGCGGGCGTCGTTCACACGGTCCAAAAAGTGGCGGGTGAATTCAACATCAATTTTCATCTTAGCGAAAGCCATGTCTGCGAACTTTTCAACGTCATCTAGGTCTGCCTTGGTCAGCTTACGAGCGCCATCGGCTTCCTCTTTGACAAAGGACTTGAACCCACGGCGTAGTACCACACCGTCTTTTTTCTTTTTCTTTTTGACGGGTGGATCTTCTCCGGGTGCAGTACCAGCGACGTTACCACCACCAACTGCGTTGGCGATTTCTTCTTTCAAATTGTCGATATGGGCTTTGGCTTCTTTTTTCGTGCGGAACCGTTCTTTGCCACTATTACTGGTTCTTGATGAAATCCAATAAGATGCTCTGCCACCACCTTCGCCACGGCGCATACCACCAGTGTCGGTACTGATTATTACACCCTTGTATTTTTCAGAGGCTTCATTGACCAGAATTTCTTCGGTCAGTTCTTGTAGTGATTCGGGGTTGTTCTCAAATTCGTCTATAGCACCCTCAAAAGCCTCGGCGAGTAGACCACCTTGATAACTTGGATTCTGGTGTTCGCGGATAAGCAATAGTGCGGCTGCATAGGTCGCAATGCGAGTTTTACCAAAGGGTACCTTTTCGATCAATTTCTTGAGATTGAAAACCATCTTATCGAAAATTCGATATGAGTCTTTTTCTTCTTTGGTTGAGATTTTCTTGTCTGTACGCTTACCGCGCTCGTCAATGATACCCTGCTTATATGCATCGGTTTCATCAAATGGCTGTACCA